CAGCATCCGCTTTCCCCCCAAAACTTTTAAGCGCGTGTACTAGTAGGGTAGGGCACTATGAACCCCGCACTGGGTACGCTCTGGCGCGGCTCGTTGTAGAACACCCGCAACTCAACGGACTTGCTGTCGTGAAACCTTTGAGGCGAGACCTCGCGCATCTCAGAAGCAACCTTGTCAATCTCCGGAATGCCGCCTTTGACGGCGTCCATTAGAAACTTTTGTAGGTACTTTGGAAGCAGTGTGTGGTACGGGTGCTTCATGCCGCGTCCTTGTTAGTGAACTTCTCAATCTCGCGGCCCAGATACCACTGCGCTTTGAGCAGGTCTTCCTTGCGGTTGCCTTTGTTGTCGGCTCGTGCGATGTACTTCACCACGTTACCAAGGTGATAATTCAACTGCTTGGCTTCTATGAAGTCGATGGTCTCGATTCCACCTACCTTGTAATGGGCAGGTTGATTGACGTTGTCGGCTTGTGGCTCAGCCGCTTGCATACGGATACGTGGCTTGGTCAGGTTGTAAATCATACGCGCCGTCTGCTCGTCTGTTAGCTTAGTCACATCGTCCTTAGCCATAGTCACGCCAAGGTGTTTGACCATCGGGTTTTTAGTTCGTACAACGTACACGTACGCAGGACTTGTCCCACACGCTTCTGCTACTTGCTTGGCACTCGCAGTAGGGTGCTTTGCTTGGTACGCTCGGACACGGGTTGATATGCTTTGCTTCTTAGATTTTGCCATTGTTAGCTCCTTGCTGTTGGCTGTTTAGGTACTCGGTAAGAACTTCTCGGATTTTGACTTGCTTGTTGGGAAAGGTCTCGAAGTACTCGACCACCTCTCGCGGCAAACGCAAGCTCGTATTGACAAGAGTCGGCTTCTTACTAGGGCCGCGACCTCGTCGTTTTTTCTCTACTTTAAGGTATTCAATTCCTGTTGTCATTGCTGTTTCCCCTTATGCTCAGCCGCCATTCGGCGGTATATCGAAATGTTGTTCTTGGTAGCTCGTTGATCGTTTACGTTCTTGCTTACGATTTGAGGCTGTGGGAATTCGGCGAACACAACCAAGAAATGCGAGCCGCTACGTGGCTCAATCTCAATTATTGTGAAGCCAGCCTTCTCGTACTCAATTAGCTGTTTGCGTAGCGCTTTAGGGAAGTGCATTGCCCTTCTCCTCGTCCAACATCACCACAAAAATTTCACTAGACACTCGGCAACCTATGTTAGTTACCATCGCCTCGTCCTCTACCAACTTGAGCATGCCCACCTTGGCGCGTAGAGCATAAGGCAAGTCGGTGTCACCGTACAGTTGTACATTGTCGCGTATCTTAACAATATATTTCCCGCTTTCCAACACCACCAGTGCAAATTTTTCATCGTCCATGCACTGCGTTACCTCTTTGATAGTCCTCATGTCAAGCTGGGCTTCTCCTAACTTTGTTAGATGCTCAAGCGTTTCTGCATCATGCGTGTCCTTCAACCACTGCGTGTACTGACTTATGTGTTGCCTACCGTAATCCACCATGCTTTTGTTGATAGGGCCGCTATGATTCCTTAGCTCCAGTTGCTTTTTGTACCCCTGCTCATTCATACACTCTTTTGCTTTCTGCACCGCCTTGCCCATACGCTCGGCTAGCACCATTGGGCCAAAGTTCTTCTTCACTTTGAGCAACGCTTTATCTACCTTGTCGGTGTGGTAAGCGCCCTTGCGTTCGTTGTTCGTTGCAATGCGGTCGTTACGCACAAACAACTTTTGACTACTGCCATGCCATTCGGAACCGATGATGCCTAGCTGCTCCCTATCACATAGCACAAGGAAAGTGCGTGGGCTCGCCACTTCAATAGTCCACAGTGGGTTCTTGGTCGCCACCTCCCACGCCAATCTCTTAGCGTCTGCCATCATCCTGTCTTCAGATATAGTCCCAGAGTCTTTACCCATACGCACGTTGGGCAACTTCAATAATTCATAGCTCATCATCTTCTCCTTACCACTCAAACTTCTGCAAGATTGCATCTACCTTGTTCTTCATAGACTCACGCGCATGAGAACTCTCTTTGATTGTTTCAATGTCAGCTCCTAACATTGTTAGCTCTAGCTGCTTACGTGCTTCCTCCAGCTTGGGGTCGTTCGTAATGTTCATCTTGTCCAGCAAGCCTACCAAGTCCTGTGCATTGGTCACCAGTGAATCGTGGTAACGCTTCTTCGAGTCCACACCATCCTCGTCTTTCAACTTTTCAGACATGGAAGTCAGCACGGTGTGCAGTCGCTCCCACGGCGTACGCATAGCCTCGGCCAGTCGTTCGTCGAACTTCGCTTCGTAGCCTGCCTTCACTTCTTCTAAGTCCTGCGCTGATACATCCAAGCGGAAGTCACCAGACTCAGGTATCGGGTCGAACGCCTTACGGAATCCGAACTTCATCCGCACATCTTCCAAGTCGGGATAGTCCTCGGCTCGGTACATCGTGCCCAAGTGCTGTTGTGCCTCGGCTACTAGGCGCGGGTACTCCACGAAAAAGTTACTGCACAGTTGGGAGAACTGCACCTCGTAGTTGTTCATCGTCTGCTTGTACTCCATGAACAACTTAGTCGGCAACAGTCGCTGTCCCTTGTCAGCCCACGGCAATGTGTTCTGGTTGTGATAGAGGCGTATCCGTGCCGCCAGCTTCTCAATGTCTTTGCGTAGGCTAGTACCTGCAAACAGATTCTTCCGCGTCTGTGACGCATCCCGCACCGCTGATGCGTTGGTGTTCACTGTCTCGGTCATCTCTCGGTCAACCTTGTTGGCTGGCCACACGCTGATGTTTAGTTCTACTAGAACTGCGCTTGATGCAATGCTCATTTCATTTCTCCTTTAGCTTTAGCTTCTGCTGTTTCTTTTCTATGCCACCACAACCATGTGGTCTCATCTTTATCTTCCAATGCTTCTTCAAACGCATACTGCACATTCCTTTGTAGGTCTTGCAGTTGGTCGTGGCGCAACACTTGGAACGCCTCATTAGGGCTACGTTTTTCTGCCGCCGCCCACACTTTTTCCCAACCCTCATCCCAATTGGTCATGTCGTGCCAACCAAGGTAGCCATACACATCTTCTTCATAACCTATAAGGTAGAACCGCACCGAGCCGTTCTTGTGTGGGATTCCGTTTTCTTCACTCATCCAGTTATCTGTACTCATCTCTTCACTCCTTGATTAAAAACTTCGTCACATTTGACTGCGTAGATATCCGTTAGTTCTGCAATCCAATCTTGCAGAATGTCCAGCATAATCACATCATCGGGCATGACTTCCCAATCTATCTTTACCACGCCTTCTTCTTTGCTCCTTGAATACTCTAATTTTCCTAGTTGCATCTCTTCACTCCTTTAAAAGTTTCATGTAGTTCTTCATCTCTCGCTCATTCAATCGCCCCGCTATCTGCCAACCATCCTTGTCGTAGATAGTCCACTTCCCATGCTTGCGTCTGGTGTAGTAGTCGGGCTTGTCCTTGCCGTCCATAATCATTTGGTAAATGCTCGTGCCCTGCACACGGATAGAAGCCGCAAGATTTTTTACGTAGTGGTCTCTAATGTCCTTGAACACTTCTTCTTGTAAGCTACCCATATCTTGTAAGCTACCCATATCAATCCTCCGGTTTACCCGCCAGCTTAGCCATGCGGTACAAATCAGTGCTAATCATCTTCGCCTCGAAAGTTGTATCGTTCGGCCACACATGGTGGGTGCTCGCGTCATTCGCCCGATACTTGAGCACATACCGCTCGGCATTCTCAAGAATCTCCAGTAACCGCACCGCGTCCGCGGTCTGCATCACATAGTGGGAATACCCCAAGGTAACAACCATCATGCTCACACCTCCAGATAGATAGTCTTGCCGTTGTCTGATACCGCATCGGTGTTGCCACCGCTGATGACCCACATGGTCGGCGCTGTCCACTCGCTACCCCAGTTCGGTACATAGCCATCGGTCAGCACAATGACTGCCTCGGGCTTGATGCCGTTCTCTTTCAGGTACTCCGATACACAGCTTGGGTCTGTACCGCCACCACCCTTGGGCTTGGTAGAACTAACAATGTTAGACACCGCCGCACCCTCGTACTTCTCATGCGCGGCAACCTCGCCGTCCCAATAGATTAAGTCCACCACCTCGGGGCTGACCTCCTCGGCGATACCCTGCACTTCGCTCAGGAACTCGGCAAGCTCGGGCCCACCAATGCTTCCTGATGTGTCAATAGCCACAACCAAGTGCCCGACCTTCTCGCCAATCATGCTCGGCATGTACACACCCGTAGATAGAAACCGGCGGTTAACCCGCCGCCATGAGCTTGCGTCTTTGTTGGAACATGTAGTCTTGACGAACTCGCGCAACACCTCACGCCAGTTAATCTTCGGGGCTAGCAAGTCCTCAAGCTCTCGGTCTAACCCACCGCCGCCCTTGCCCACATTCTTCTGGTGTGCAATCAAGCCTTGACGAATCGCTTGGTCAATCTCACGCCCCAGCGTTTCCTTGTCCTCATCAGACATGTCCTTCGCGCCGTCCCAATCGTGGTCATCAAAGCCATCGCCGCCGCCCTCTCCGCCTCCCTCCTCCTGCTCCTCCTTGAGAATGTCGAACACTTGCTTGGTGTTCATCCCACGGAAGCGCTCGTCAATCAGACCCATGAAGTCGCCCTTCTTAGCCTTGGGGTGTCCCGTGTTCTTGGCGTAGCGCGGCATAGAGATAACCTCCTCCTTCCGGTCTAAGTCCTTGAGCATCAGGTTAATCACATAGTCCATAGCCGAGTTAGCCATCTGCGCGTTCTCGTCATGCAACTTGCGCCATGTCGTCAGGTGTCGGTACATTTTGTGGCATGCCTCGTGAGCAACTACAAATGCCAGTTCCTTGTCGGGCAACTCCTTAATAAACTGACGCCCATAGGACTCATCTCGTCCGTTGGTACACGCTGTCGGCAAGTTATCAACTACGTGCGTACGACCAACCATCATCACGCCTTGCAACAACGCGAATGCGGGTTCACGCATCACTGAAATCTTGGCCTTCTGTAATTTCCGTTCTTCTAACATTTGTTAGTTCCTCTCTTTAATTTGTTTACACTAAAAGTTTGACCGCCATGTTTATCTCCTCGGGTGTGTCAAACGCATGCACAGTCTCATACTTGAACGACCCTTCGTCATCGGGACGTAGGCGGTACAGCGCGTACTTGATTACACCTTTGTCGATGTACCCACCCACGCTGTACCCCTGCTTCAACAGTTTGTTATAGGTGGGGTTCTCAAACACCCACCCGTTGTCCAAATTCAAGTCCCTCTCGTTCACAGCAGGTCTTGGTTCTTGGCAACCCAGTCGGAGAACTCCTTCGTGCCGAACGCAATCTGT